TGTTGTCGGCGTACTGCGGGTTGGACTCCGCGCCCGACGGCGATTCGGTGACGGTCGTGAGGCCGTTCCACTCGACGCCGGTCGTGTACTCGCCGGCCAGGTCACGCTCGTAGAGCACGCCGCGGTCCACACCGGTCTCGTACTTCCGCGCGCCCGTCTGATCCCACTGGATCCTGGTCATGCTGTCTTCCTCCTCAGAAGTAAAGGCTGAACACGTTGTGGTTCAGATTTTCGGCGGCGAAATACCGCTCGTGAACGCACATTGGAAGAGCGGCGAGCGCTTCGAATATGCCGTCGTCGGGGTTTTGACTGATCAGCTTTACGCTGTACTGATTTGTGATTCTGTACGGTCTGTCGTCCGCGTGAATCGTATTCGCACGATCGAGTTCGTACACGATCGCCGGATGCTGTATCTGCACATTCGATGGCGGTTGGAAATATACGTGAGGGCAGATCGACTCAAGAATTGCTTGGAGATCAAGCCGTCGGCCCATTGTACTTTCCTCCCAGTTGAAGAATGAGTCGGGGGTGCTCTTCGTCGACGTTAGTCACTTCCCAGAGCACCCCCTTCCACTCTACGTACCGGATGGCAGAGACATTTTCGTTCGCGTACGAATCGGACATGATGGAGACGGAAGTTGAAGTGGTGAGATCCTTGTTGACCTTCTCAGCTTCCTGCAACCTCCGAAAATCCCGAACGATGTCACCGAAGTAACTCCGCTCGGTGATTTGCGTCTTCCAGACGCCTCCGCCAGTGTCAACGTCCGCGCCGTACCCAATCCTCCCGAAAAATCGCGCCATCCAGAGCTCCTTACGCCGCCGGGCGGGTGAAGGTCCAGTCCGCGTCGAAGTTGTGCGGGAAGTAGTAGCCGCTGTTCGGCACGGCCTTGATCGAGACCGACTCCTCCGGGTCGAGCGCGGTCTGCGCGCCGGCCGACAACGTGGCGTTGGTCTGCTGGTCCTTGTACGTGACGCCGGTGACGGTCGGGATCGTGACGACACCGGTCGTCGCGTTGAAGGTCGGCACGGTCGGAGTCGCCAGCGCGCCGGCGGTCCGGACGACAACCTGCGCACGCTTCGGGGACGTCAGCGCTCCGGAGATCCGCGTCTCGATCAGGTACTTCTCCTGGTTGACGTCGATGTCGAAGTCCGAGAACTTCGTGATCTCGCCGCCGCGGGTGGAGCCGACCGTGTAGTCGCCCGGGTTGACGATGATCATCTGGATCTCGTTCTCGTCGCGCATGGCGCCGTCGAGAACCTCGACCTCGACGATGTCCCGAACGTTCAGCGCGGTGGCCAGTTCGGCCTTGCTGTTGTAGTAGCGACGTCCGAGGTCGTCCTTCTCGAGCAGCATGTCGACCATGACGGCGTTGGTCATGTAGGCGGTCGGCGCACTGCCCTTGTACCGGTTCCGCCCGCGGAGAACGGCCTCGATCAGCCCGCTGGGGCTGACGTTGGTCGGGACGGTCAGGATGTCGGTGTAGAACTCGTCGTCCATCGCGATGGGGCGGATGTTCTCCTCGTTGATCTTGTCCGGGTCGTCCGGCTCGCGCCCGTCGCCCAGCAGGATCGCCCGCGCCAGCTCCTCGCGGAGCATGAAGTACATCTCTTCCCACAGCCACGCGACGATGTCGAAGTCCGTGATGTCGACGATGTCGTCGCGGTCGAGCTGCTGCTTCTTGTAGATGGTCGTCGGCCCAGTCTTGCGCTGGGTGATCGAGAACCATTCCTGCTTCTTGTACGTGCCCTTGATGTAGCCCCGGGCGCGGGCCTCGTCCTGGGTGATGTCCGCGACGAGGGTCTTGATGCGGGAGAACGGCCGGCGGTCGACGCCGTTGAGGACGCTGGCGACCCACTCGGTCCGGCGCTTGTTCCACTCCGGCGTGGCGGAGATCGCCTTCGCGTCCGGGAACAGGACCTCGATGTTCTCGACACCGTGCTCCAGCGCGGTCTCGTCGAGGACGGCCTTCAGGGAGCCGGCCTTGACCGCCTTCTTGGCGATCTCGCGGAATTCGGCGTGGGAGAGGGTCTTCTGGGGCTTGCCGTCCGAACCGGTGCCGGTCGCGGACTGGTCGAACACGTTGCGCGTCATGGCGCCGGTTCCTTCCTGGTGGTTGAGGTCGCCCTCGGGGTTCTGGTCGTCGGCCGGTTCGCCGTCCTTGGGATCGCCCTCCTTGGGCTCTCCGTCCTTCGGTGCACCGTCGTCGGAGTGCTGAGCGCCGGCCTCCAGAGCGGCCTCGACCAACGCAGCGACGAGACCCTGAGTGTCTTCGTCGAGGTCGTCGTATGCCTGCTGGAGCGACACACCTTCGCCGTCGTCTGCCGGAGGGGCGTCCTGCTTCGGAGCGTCGGCGTGCTGGAGAACGATCTCCTCGCCGGTCTTGATGACAGCCTCGTCGGTCAGGGTCGTGACGTCGTCCGGGTCGTCGCTGTGCTGGATGCGGACGAAGTCGATGACCGCGCCGGGGTTGGCGCCGGCGAGCACGAGCGACACCTCACGGATCATGCCGTGGATGACGTTCTTACCGCCGTTGACGGCCTTCTCGATCAGCTGGTTGGCGTAGATCGACAGGTGCTTGATGTCGCCGTGCTGCACCTGGAGCTTGGAGTTCTTGCCAGCCGGCGTCTCGTTGAAGTACGCCTTGGCGTAGACGCCCTCGTCGCGGTGCTCCAGCACGGCGTAGCCCAGAACGTTCTCCGGGTTGCTGTGTCCGTGCTGCCAGACGAGCGGCACCTGCTGCTTGTCCATGTGCTTGAAGGCATCGGGCAGAATGGTCCGGCCGTCAGAGCACTTGAGGTTGGCCTTGGTGGCCCATCCGCCAAAGTCAGGTTCCATTTTGACGGTTCCCTCCCGTCTCTATCAGTTGGGGTGGCGACTCCGACGGAGCCGGTTCGAGTTCGAGCGGTTTGTTGCCGGCAGGCATCAGCTGCTTGTTGTCCGGCATGTTCGGGTTGATCAGCTTGTTGGCCGCGGGATCGTTGATGGGCTTCCAGCCGATCGCAGTCCGAATGTCGTTGCCCGTGGCGATCCGGTTGCGGACGAACTTATCGCCGACCTCCGCCATGTCCAGCATGGACACGAGCTTGAACGGGTTTCGGTACCACTCGACGGACTGACCCTGCGTCCGTGCCGTCTTCGTCAGGAAGGAACGGCGCATCGCCTCGGAGATGGCGTCGAGGAGAGGGTCAACGGTGCGGAGGAAGTAGTTGTTCATGGCCGCCTCGTCGGCGGTCCCGTTCAACACAGCCTCCGTCAGACCGAGTTGGTTGAACAGCATGGCTGTCAGGTACTCGATCTGCTTGAGGAGGTTGTTCTCCGCGGGGCGGTTGAGTTGAGTGATCTTCTCCGTGCCGTCAGCGTAGGCGATGCCGTACTGACTGCCGCGAAGCTGATCCTCGATGTCCTTGCGACGTTGCTCTGCCTGCTGTCGTCGCTGTTCCGACTTGATGACGTAGGGCAGCTGGATGATCATGTCGAGCTTGCCGCTGGCGACCTGCTCGTCGGCACCGTCCAGAAGGTTGAGCTTCCGGATCAGTCGCTGGTACGTCGAGTTCGGCTCGTTCATCACCGTGTAGAGAGGATTCTCCACGATGGCGACGAACTTCTTCAGGAGCGTGATCTCCTCCCGCATACCGGACTTCTCGTTGTAGAGCATGAGCCGGACACGATCGGGGTACCACGCGATCACCTCGCCAACGCGGAGGTTCTTGATGTCGAAGCCGCCAGTCGTAGCAGGATTGACGGTGGTCTCCACCGGAACGATCGCGCAGACACCCTTCTCAAGGACGGTCTGTGCGATGTCCTGTCGGAACTGCCGGCCGGCCTGGTCTATGTTGGCTTCGACCTTGAGGCAGTCGTTGAGCCCGCTCTTCACGTCTTCGACGTATCGCTCTTCGTCGTCCAGTCGGACGTGGCGAATGGGGACGTCAGACACGTCGATGGCGATGTGGTTGACGATCGATCCGATGATGGACCGTTCGTTACCATAGGACATGCGAGTTCGGTCAGGCCGGCCACCGTAGTTGAAGCCACCATTGTAGCCGCCGCTCGGATTCGGGTCCGAAGTGAACGCGTTCCAAGCGTGCTGCAAGCTGGTCTTCAACCGGGTAAGCAATGCCATGAGTCACCTCCTTTCCTGGCTACTCGAATTGCTCCTTGTTGAGCTTGTACGCAACCCAGGCGTCCATCAGAGCTGCGACGTTGTCGATCTTGGCTTCCTGGCGCTTCTTCAGGAGCTTCCGGTTGCCGTTCGTGTCCTCCATGGTGATGCAGTTTCCCATGGCGAACTGCATGAGCTGTTGATCAAACCTGAGCAATCGTTCTTCACTCAGAGTCTTGAGTTCCCCAAGCGGGACCGACTCTGTACGCGCCCCCTGAATCACTTTCTCGATGCCGAACGGCCCGTTCTCCGCCTCCCAGCGGGTGACGAACTCCTTTGCGTTGTAGGGGTCGTACCCAAACGCGCGCACGTCATAGTTACACTCGGTGATGAACCGATCAAGGTCGTCGTAGACCTGCATCATGTCCAGAACTTCACCTTCGAGGACGTGAAGACTGCCCTCCTTGATGAACTCCTGGTACTTGCTCCGCATGGCGCCCGGCAGCTTGTGGAGAGTCAGCGAAGTGATGTAGCTTCGCGTCTTTACTCCATAGCCGCGTGGCAGTGGAAAGAGGAATGTGAACGCACAGAAGTCGTCACCCTGAGAAAGGTCAGCCCCCATTGCGCAGGGTAGCTGCCAATACTCACGCTTAGGACGATGCGGGATCGTCTCCTCGTACGTAAAGAAGTACGTGTAGCCCTCCATCGGGATTCCAAAGCGCTTTGCCAGGATGTCGTTCCGAGAAGCTGGGGCTTTCTCGGCACGTTCAACGTCGAGTTGGTAAGTCTCATACGTGATCGTCTTCCCGAGGTTGGGATTGGCCTTCAACCACATCGCCGGGTTGCCGACTTCCTCCAGCTCGTCCAGCTTGTAGTGCCAGATCGAGATGTGCGGAGCTTGGTACTC